TCTTTTAATAATTTTTCTATTTCATTACTTGGAGCTATGATCCAAGAATCTTTATGTGGTACAGCTACTAATGGGTTTTCTAGCCTATGATAACCATACAGTCTTTCTTCAGCTGGTACATCTGCATCTAATACTGTAGATCTGGGTGATACACCAACTGTAATCCCATTTTCCATCAACTTGCATAACCAAAATTCAACACAAGCTCTGCCAGCTTCAGCAAAATGTAGATCATGCCTATAACTAAAATCTATACCAAAAAGATCTATGGCTCCAACTTTATTGTATAAAGCAAAAGCTAATGCATAAGCCACTGTGTTATTCATGTATGCGCATTTTGTAGCGTTACATACTTCTTGTAATGGGTACTCAACTATACTGGGAACTCTATCATCCAGTTCACATGAATATATTGGGACTTCTAGTTTTGGTAATACTTTCCTCATGATAGCTGTTTGCTTGCCAGCATCATCTGAATCTAAAAAACGAGAAGCTGGATCCATCATAAAAACTCTATCGCAATTTAAAACACCAGCAACAGAATTTATACCCCAAGTTTCATCCCACTCTTTGGAGTTTTCCATGCTAATTACATAATCGATTTGTGATATGCCCAAACCAAGCAAGGCAACACGCTTGCCTTCTAAAGACTCTATTCTCTCCATTTTTTTGTCCTATCTATTTTTTTATGTCACTCTGCGCCTTAAAGAATCATACCTATATTCATCTCTTGTGTCACGACCTTCAGCGATATTTTTAATCCTTGATACGGCTTCTTTAAATCTGTTTTCAAACATTTGTACTGTCTGTGTATCTTCTTTCAAAAACATTGCACCCTCACACAACGCACCATATAACAATGCATCTGGATAGTCAGTGGATAAAACTGTCGTTCCGCTGTCGCTACCAGCAGTCAAACTAGCTGGTTTATGCAAATAATGTAACTCAAAAGTGTAAACCGCATCTGGCACTGGTGCTAGTGAGAAAGACTCTTGACTAAAAATCGAATAATATTTCGGTTTTCCTGTTGATGTTGTGGTGGGACTGTACTCTCTTAAAAAACTTGGATGTTTCAAATCTAGGTAGTCATATGTGTTGCTTTGTACTATAGCTAAACTCATGGGAGCAAGGAAATCAGTAGGAACCGCTAAAAATCGATTGCTTGCAGATCCAGTTGCTTGCACATTCTTTCTTTGATCTGTGATTTCAACTAAGTTCAATATTCTATCTTCTGACTCTTTTATAAAATTATTGAGATTGTTGTTGAATGTTGTCTCGCTAGACTCCAAATAATCACCTATCGCTGTTTTTAATGTGCTTAATGTCCAACTCATGTCGTTATTGTAACCTCGCCTACGCTGAATGTGGTTTCAAATGTAGTAAGTTCTTTACCTAGCTTTCCTAGTCCTACATTAGTATATACCACAAAAAAATTATTATCATCACTGGTATCTGGTCTTGAATCAGGTAAAGCCTGTTCTTCGATAGGTACAGGTCTAGGGTTTAATTGGGGATGTTTAGGTTCAAACATATCAGGTCCTACCATCAAACCATTCCATGTTTTCCTCATGTCTCTTAGGTTATACCTAAAACCAGATATATCACAAATACCATAAGCAGATCTTTTGTTTGAATATCTAGCCATTACGACCTGTCATAGCTTCGCAGATCAGGTCTTACCCTGAAACTAGCTCTCTCCTCGTCTTGGTTCATGGCGCGTAGGAATTCTTCTTCATAAAGCTGTTTCAGCACACCTGTTCTATCTGGTGCTCTTTTCAAAGACATGTAATAAGCCAAACCAGCAGCTAAACAAGGATAAAACCTGTATGGCATTTGCATTGTGTTTGCACCAGCATCAGCATCATCCATTCTAGTCAATACATTCATGTGCAATGTATATGTACTGGATTTGTCTGGTGCTGGGTAAACTGAAACTGTTGGTGTCAGTTGTTTATCAACAAAAAATTGATTTGGTCTGGATGTAGTGCTTTTTTTCGATAATGCAGAATATTGTGATCTGCTTATCCTTGTCATAGGTGTATCTGTGTTCTCATTGTTTACAGTTTCCCTAATAAAAGCATCTAAAACATCTATTGGTGCTGTAGCGTTAGTGCTATCAATGTTGTAAGAAATAGTGTCTTTTACCATAGCAACAGTTTTCGTTGCGACAGTCCATTGATTTAAGCCACGATTCGCCCACTCAGCCAACATGAGATTTAAACTTCTTTGTGCTGATTTCAAATCGTAACCAGTTCTAAGCTCAATACCGCATCGCTCAAACGCTTCTTCGATAAATTCACCTACATCTGGCTCAAAATTTTTACTATTTGATAGTGCCAATTTTAATATTTCTTAATTAATTCAAGAATGACCATGTAGCTATCGCCACTTGAGTGTCCTGTAGTAGTGAAGTCAATGTCACCTGTCTTACCAGAACCAGCATTATTAGGAATTGCAGTAAAATTATCGTAATATTCATCACCTGTAGAATCAGCTGGCAATCCTATTGCCAATACATTTGTTGATGCATCAAACTCTAATTTTACTGACATTCCAACTGTAGCCCAATATATTCTTTGAATATGAACTTCAGTGCACTCTTTTCCAGCTGAGTTACTTGCTAAGGCTGAAACATCCACTTTCTTGACAGCAGACTCACCAGTGCCATCGCTGACATTGGTAAATTTTAAGACAGCTGTTCTTTCACCATCTTGTATGGTTTGTGTTGTTACTGTATCTGCCATTAGTTACTCCTTAATATACTGAGTATTCTATTTCAAGTGTAGCTCTGAACGCAGTCAACGCTGTATCACATGCATCTCCAGCGCACATGTAAAGATTGTTACTCGCAATTGCAGCA